CGTACCATTTCAAATTAATTCATTATGGAATGATACTTTTGAGAAGGTCATGATGGCAGTTGTTTTAGCCTATTTTGGTGGGCGCACAACTGAAAAAGCAACTAGTATGTTTAAAAAATAAACAATAATTAACAATAAAAAAAAATTAAAATGGGATATTTTGGAAATGCTATAGTAGCTACTGCATCTGATACTATCGATGGTCTTCCAGCTTGGGAGTTCATGAATCAAAGTGGATCTTTAGGTAAATACCTAGCAGGATCTGTTATATATGTAGGTACTAGCGATGGTACTAAAAATGTTAATGTAATTATAGCCGGAACAGCAAACCCAGTCGTTGGTGACGGGGTAGTGTTTAAAAACGTCACTAAAGGTGATATGTTACCAGTAAAAGTAGATTATGTATTAAGTACATTAACTACTGCTGGTGATTTTGTAGCTATGAGAAACGAAACGTAAATTAAAAACAATTATTAACAATTAAATTAAATCAAAATTATGAGTAAAGAAGTAAACAAAATTACAGAAGAGCAATTAGAACAAGTAACCAAACAACAACAAGAACTTGGCGATTTATTAAGATCATTAGGTGTATTAGATGTTCAAAAACATAATATACATCAAAAAATAAATGATATATCTAAGGTTGTTGAAGAGACCAAACAAGAATTAGAAAAACAATACGGAAAAGTAAACATTAATCTATCTGATGGTACTTATTCTAAGATAGAAGAGGAAAAAGAAGGTGACAAATAATATTAGAAAAATCAGTATTGGATCTGATTATAAAACTGACGCTATGCATTATGCTATTGGCCAACAGGTTTATGGTGGACATATTATTTCTCATATTATTTTAGAACCAGAAGATAACTCTTATAATATTTATATAAAAAAAGACAATGAGGTATTGCCTTGGAAGAAGTTTAATTCTAACATGGCAATATCTGTTGAGTATGATTTAGAATATTAATGAAAAGTTTATATGATTTTATCGTAGAACCCCTAGGTGAAACATATAGTAATGAAGTTCAAGTAGAGAATAAAAGTTTAATTTTAAATACTAAAATAGAAAGTTTTAAATTTGTTAATAGGCATGCTATAGTAAAATCATGTCCTTTAGCTTATTATACTGGAATAAATGTAGGTGATACAATAATAGTTCATCAAAATGTATTTAGAGTTTTTTATGATACTATGGGAAAACAAAAAAAAAGTAGATCTTGGTTTAAAGATAACTTATATTTTTGTCAACCAGATCAAATTTATTTATATAAACAAAATGGAGAGTGGAAAAGTTTTAATGATAGATGTTTTATAAAACCTATAAAAAATAAATCTACTTTAAGCAATGAAAAAGAACAAAAGCTTATAGGGATATTAAAATATGGTAATAGTTCATTAGAAGACAAGAAAATAAACCCAGGAGACTTAGTAGGTTATACTCCTTATGGAGAATGGGAGTTTGTGATTGAAGGAGAGCGATTATACTGTATGAAATCAAATGATATTGTAATTAAATATGAAAACAAAGGAAACCAAGAAGAATATAATCCAAGCTGGACAAGTAGCAGTAGAGGAATTAATTAAAGTAGCTAAAGAACCTATTGTAGATTCAGATGATGACATATCTGCAGATAGATTAAAAAATGCTGCTGCAACTAAAAAGTTAGCTATATTTGATGCTTTTGAAATTCTAAATAGAATTGAAGAAGAAAAGAATATGTTAGAGGACAAACCTAAAGAAGAAGTTAAAAAAGAAAAACCTTTCAAAGGTTTTGCAGAAGGAAGGTCTAAATAATGTATATACAAACTTTATATAAAATATTAAAAAACCATATAAAGCCCCATATAATAAAAAGAAATAATAAAAATAAAAAATGGGAATATGGATACAATAAAGAACATGATATTATTGTTATAAGTAGAAACGGTACGATAGGAGAAATATATGAAATCCAAAATTTAAAAATAGCTCTTCCAGCATTACCTAAAGTTGTACACAAATTTAAAACTAATAAATTTGAAAAAACAGAATATCCTAAAGAATTAAATAGAATTAAAACAGTTTTTGATTGGAAACAATATCCACAAGATTTTAAAGAAAAGTGGTTTACATATATAGATCAGGAATTTAAAAAGCGAGAAGAAGGTTTTTGGTATTATAACAAAAAAATTCCTACTTACTTAACAGGTACTCATTATATGTATTTACAATGGAGTAAGATTGATGTAGGAGCGCCGGATTTTAGAGAAGCTAATAGATTATTCTTTATATTTTGGGAAGCTTGTAAAGCAGATGTAAGATGCTATGGAATGTGTTATTTAAAAAATAGACGTTCTGGTTTTTCTTTTATGGCATCAGGAGAAGTAGTAAACTTAGCCACAATATCTAGTGATTCAAGATATGGAATACTATCTAAAACTGGACCCGATGCTAAAAAGATGTTTACCGATAAAGTTGTTCCTATATCAGTTAATTATCCTTTCTTCTTTAAACCGATTCAAGACGGTATGGATCGACCTAAAACCGAATTAGCGTACAGAGTACCAGCTTCTAAATTTACTAGAAGAAAAATAGAATTAGGAACTGAAGCAGAGGATTTACAAGGACTTGATACAACAATTGACTGGAAAAATACTGGAGATAATAGTTATGATGGTGAAAAATTAAAACTATTAGTACATGATGAATCAGGTAAATGGGAAAGACCTAATAATATTCTAAATAATTGGAGGGTTACAAAAACAACATTAAGATTAGGTAGTAGGATTATTGGAAAATGTATGATGGGTTCTACTTCAAACGCGTTAGATAAAGGAGGGGATAATTTCAAAAAACTATATGATGATTCAGACGTCACTAAAAGAAACGCCAACGGACAGACTCGCTCAGGACTCTATTCTTTGTTCATTCCTATGGAGTGGAACTACGAGGGATACATTGATTCTTATGGATTACCTGTATTCGACACACCGAAAACAGCTAAACATGGCCCAAAGGGTGAAAAAATAGAAATTGGAGTTATAAAATATTGGGAAAACGAAGTAGAAGGTTTAAAAGAAGATCAAAATGGTTTAAATGAATTCTACAGACAGTTTCCTCGAACAACACAACATGCATTTAGAGATGAATCTAAAGCATCTTTATTTAATCTAGTTAAAATATATGAACAAATAGATTTTAATGAAGATTCAAAAAGTTATAATATGGTTACCAAAGGATCTTTCCAATGGGAACACGGTGTTAAAGATACCAAAGTTTTGTTTATGCCTAATGAACATGGTAGATTTAATATTTCATGGGTACCTCCTATTCAATTACAAAACAATGTAATAATGAAAAATGGAGTAAGATTTCCAGGTAATAAACATACTGGATGTTTTGGGTGTGACCCTTATGATATATCAGGAACTGTAGATGCAAGAGGATCTAATGGTTCTTTACACGGACTTACAAAATTTTCTATGGAAAACGTACCTCCAAATATGTTTTTTTTAGAATATATATCAAGACCACAAACTGCTGAAATATTTTTTGAAGATGTTTTAATGGCTTGTGTGTTTTATGGAATGCCAATATTAGCGGAAAATAATAAACCTCGACTTTTATATCATTTTAAAAGAAGAGGATATAGAGGGTTTTCTATGAATAGACCAGATAAACTATTAATGAAACTTTCTGTTACTGAGAGAGAGATAGGTGGCATACCAAATTCAAGTGAAGATATTAAACAAGCCCATGCTGCTGCAATAGAATCTTATATAGAAACTTATGTAGGTAATTTAAACTTAAAGTATGGGGATATGTATTTTCAAAAAACATTAGAAGATTGGGCTAAATTTGATATAAATAATAGAACCAGACATGATGCTTCTATTAGTTCAGGACTAGCTATAATGGGTTGTAATAAAAACATGTACAAACCTATATATAAAAAAGAAATAACTCCTACGCCATTAGGTTTTAAAAAATATAATAATAAAGGAGGTTTTTCTAAAATAATAAAATAAATGATAACATACAATTACGCAGGTTCATTTCCCAGTCAGGTAGTACCAGACGCGGAAAAGCAAACAATGGAATATGGTTATGCAGTAGGTAGAGCCATCGAAGGAGAGTGGTTTTCTGGAGATAGAGGAGGTATGGGAAATAGATACCAAAATAGTTGGTTAAACTTCCATAGATTAAGATTATATGCTAGAGGAGAACAACCTGTGCAAAAATATAAAGATGAATTAGCTGTAAATGGTGATTTATCTTATTTAAATTTAGATTGGAAACCAGTACCTATTATACCTAAATTTGTTGATATAATAGTAAATGGAATGTCACAAAGAATTTTTGATATAAAAGCGTTTGCTCAAGATCCTGAATCATTAAAAGAAAGAACAAAATATGCCGACGCAATAATGCGTGATATGTATGCTAAAGAGATGATAAAAGCTACCAAAGAAGCTACAGGTATGGATTTCTTTAATTCAGCAGATCCTAATAATATACCTGAAACTCAAGAAGATTTAGACTTGCATATGCAGCTTAGTTATAAACAATCTATAGAAATCGCAGAAGAAGAAGCTATTGATAGCGTGTTACAAGCTAATAAATATGAGTTAGTTAAAAAAAGAATGATTCAGGATTTAACAATTATTGGAATTGGAGCTGTTAAAACCAATTTTAATTTAGCTAATGGTATAGATGTAGAGTATGTAGATCCTGCTAATTTAGTGTATTCTTATACAGAAGATCCAAATTTTGAAGATATATATTATGTAGGAGAAGTTAAGTCTTTAAGTTTAGTAGAAGTTAAAAAACAATTTCCATGGTTAACTGATGAGGAATTAGAAAAAATACAAAAATTTCCAGGTAACGCTAATTATACTAGAAACTTTTATGCTCAACAAGATTCTTATAATCAAATACAAGTTCTATATTTTGAATATAAAACTTATAGTAATCAAGTATTTAAAATTAAACAAACAGAACAAGGATTAGAAAAAGCATTAGAAAAACCTGATACATTTGATCCTCCTACTAATGATAACTTTGAAAGAGTAGGTAGAGCTATAGAAGTTTTATACAGTGGAGCTAAAATTTTAGGTCATGAAATGATGCTTGAATGGAAATTAGCAGAAAACATGACTAGACCTACATCTAATGTAAGTAGAGTTAACATGAATTATTGTATTTGTGCTCCTCATATATACAAAGGTATGATTGAATCAACAGTTAGTAGAATAACAGGATTTGCTGATATGATACAATTAACTCACTTAAAACTACAACAAGTATTATCTCGTATGGTACCTGATGGGGTTTTTGTAGATGTAGATGGACTAGCTGAAGTTGATTTAGGTAATGGAACTAATTATAATCCAGCTGAAGCATTAAACATGTATTTCCAAACTGGTAGTATTGTAGGAAGATCCATGACACAAGAAGGAGATATAAATAGAGGTAAAGTTCCTATTCAAGAATTACAAACTTCTTCAGGAGGACAAAAAATAGCTAGTTTAATTCAAACATATCAATACTATCTACAAATGATAAGAGATGTGACCGGATTAAATGAAGCTACAGATGCTAGTACTCCAGACGTTAAAGCTTTAGTAGGAATACAAAAACTTGCAGCTGCTAATTCTAACACTGCGTTAAGACATTTAATGAAATCTAGTTTATATATTACATTAAGAATATGTGAAAATATTTCATTAAGAATTGCAGATGTATTACAATATCCTTTAACTAGAGCTGCATTAATGGATTCAATTTCTGCATATAACACTGGAACATTAGAAGAATTAAAAGAAAAAACCTTACAAGATTTTGGAATATTCTTAGAATTAGAACCAGATGAAGA